CTGTACCTCACGTACAACGACTTCCATTGGGACGTGTCCGACCCGCAGTGGGCAACCATCCACATCGACACGGCCTTCAAGACCAATGAGAACGTCCGGCAGGGCGACTACAACGCCATCGTGGTCTGGCTGAAGGACCCGCGCGACAACGGCGTCCTCTATATGGACACGGACCTCATCCGCCACAGCAACGAGTGGCGCGAAGAGGACTTCAACAAGGAACTCGTCAAGGTCTGCATGGAACTCCGCCGTCGCCGCATCTTCATTCGCGCCATCACGGACGAAGTGGAGCCGGGCGGCAAGCGAGGCACCTACAAGAACCGCATCCTCGGCATCCTCCGCGGCGCGGGCTTCAACCTTGACGAGAAGCAGTTCATCCAGTTGAACCGCCACACCGACAAGAAGGGCCGCATCCGCACCGCCGCGGGCCATTGGGCCGAGGGCTACGTCCGCATCCTCCTGCACAAGACGCAGAAGGACGAGTGGATTGTCCCCGACTCGGTCCGCTCACTCATCTACCAGATTCTCAAAGTGAACGCCACCGAGCACGACGACCTTGCGGACGCCGCGACCGATGGCTTCATCCCTGAACTCTGGTCGCCGCCCATCCACAATCCCGGCATACCAACCCGCGATGGCACCGTCGTGCAGCCCGGCGACGAGGACCTGAAGTGGTTCAGCCGGAAACTGACTGACGACGATATCCTTCAGATGGACGACGAAATGCGCGAGATGCGCGAGGCTGCCGAACACGGTGGCCCGGTCCCGATAGGATTCGACGACGACTGGGTCGCCCCGCGCGACCCTGTGTGAGGACCCAATGGCTCTTCCCTCGAACGTGCAGGCACAGGTGGACGTAATCAACGTGAACGTCAACCGCGTGATTGCGAACCGCCAGCAACTCGAAGACTGGTTCAACGACCGCCTCGGCGCGTCCATCTGGTCGCTGGTCACAGCCTCCAACCAGACCATCGCCAAGAATGCGCTCGTCGCGGACCTTCAGACGGCAATCACGGCGCTTCAGCAAGCGCGAGACGCACTGGCGGCCATGTGAAAATCGCAATCACTCGCGAGGACGGCCTCACCGAAGTCTTCGAGGATGTGACAGACTGCTACATCGCCTATCGGCAGGAGACTCTCCGCACCGATGGGCAGCGGGCATGGCCCACACTCGACATTCGTTCCCACTCGTGGGGGACGGGCCACCTCCGCGACCTCGTGAAGGAGGTCCAGCAATCTCTCGTCGAGTTGCAGGACTTCCTGCGGGGGCAGCGCAATGGCGCAAACACCTGAGCGAAAGCGCGAATGGTCCCGCCTCTGGCGCGAACAAAATCCTGAGTTGGCGAAAAAGACAGCAGCCACTCAGTACAAGAAACTTCGTACACAGCGAAACAAGTTGATGGCCGTGCTGAAAGACCACCCTTGTACTGACTGCGGTCACAAGTTTCCTGCGGTTTGCATGGATTGGGACCACGTTCGCGGTGAGAAGTCCTTCAATATCGGTCAGTTGACGGCACATACGTCGTGGACTCGTGTCTTGGAAGAAATAGCCAAGTGCGAACTGGTCTGCGCCAACTGTCACCGTCTCCGCACCGAGCGGAGACGAAATCATGGCCGTTCCTAGCGGTATTTGCATCGCGTGGCCCTCGACGGTCGGTTCGATTCCTGCGGGGTGGTCCCGTGAGACGACCCTCGACGCGCGGTACATCCTCGGTGCGGCGGCCGGAGCCGACACGGACCTGACCACCGACCGAGGGGCCACGACGCACACCCACACGTCGCCGTCGCACACGCCGATTCAGGACGCGCACTTCCACACCTTCTTCGAGCCGGGTGGCAGCGTGTCGCCCCAAATCCTCGGTGGTGCCCTCGGTGGGAACGGTGCGAGCAACTCTCACGGGCACAACGAAGCCGACTCCAACGCGACTGTTGGAACAAACAACGGCATCGCCATCACCGTGAACGCTGCGACCAATGACCTTGCCTTCAAGGAGGTCATCTGGATAAAGAGCGACGGAACGCCCACTGCACTGCCGAACGGCTGCATCGCCTTCTTCGAGTCGGACAGTCTTCCTTCGGGATGGTCTCGCACGAACGGTGATGGATACCTCAAGGGGGCCGCTACCGGTGCCAACGGCGGTGCAACGGGCGGGTCGAACACCCACACGCACACCTCCCCCGCCCACACGCACACGCAGAACCAGCACGTGCACACGGGCACCTCGGGTGCACCGGACACTGCGCAGAACTTGAAGGGCACGACGGGCCTGTCGGCCACCTCAACGCTTGGCCACACGCACGCGGTTACCTTCCAAGGCGTTGCGCCGACGAACCAAGCGGTCACCACGACCATCAACTCAGGCAACGGTGAGCCGCCGTTCAAAAAGCTGAACGCCATCCTCGCCAGCGCGCCGGACCTTCCCACGAACGTCATCGCGCTATGGCTCGGCACCAACGCCGGTATCCCCTCTGGCTGGTCGCGCTACACGGCGATGGACAGCAAGTGGGCCAAGGGTGCCGCGGCGAACGGTGAGTCGGGCGTCACGACCGGTGGGTCCTCGCAGCACAACCACACCGCCTCGGACTGCCAGCCGATTCAGGACGCACACACGCACAGCATCACGGATGCGGCGTCCTCCGCAAGCATCGTGCTCAAGGACTCGACTTCGGCCTTCTGGCCGGACGTATCCCACCAGCACGGCGGATGGCTCGACCTCGGTGCAGTCGCGACGAACCAAGCAATCGCGGTCACCATCGACCAGTGCACGGCTGACGCGGCGCTCCCGAAGCACCGCACCGTCATCTACGTCCAGTTCACGGGCGTGACGCCACCGTCGGTCGGCGGCGTGTACACCTCGTACACGCTCGGCCTGTTCGACCTCGGCAGTCCCCAAGACGAGATTCTCCCGGAAGCGGCGAAGAAGATTGCGCAGGGTGACTTGCGCTTCGTCCCCAACCGCTAGGAGCTACCATGGCCAAGAAGAAACTGAGTGGGTTGAAGGTCACGGTGCTCGGCACCGGCATCAACTCCACCTTCCTCTGCCGGTCGCACGAAATCGTGCCCTACCCGGCGAGCACATACCACCGCTTCATCCACATGGACGGCAGCGAGGAACTGAAGAACGACTTCGGTGTCTCTTCGGTCATCAAGATTGCCGTCGATATCGAGGCGGACGAACAGTAACGAAAGGCGGTGCGTGTGTGCGCATCATTTGCTTTGACCTCGAAACGCGCAAGTTGGCTGAAGACCTGTGCCCCTGCAACCACAACCGTGATTGCATGCACGACGCAGGGTGGGATGCTCTTCGGCGTGGTGAAGGCGGCGTGTCGTCTCTGGTCCTTTGGGACTCAGAAGACGGCTGGCTGTACTTCTACGACGACTGGACCATCCAAGCAGCGGCGCGCCATCTCGAATCTGCCGACGTTCTCGTTGGGTACTCCAGTGAGAAGTTCGACGTTCCCTGCGTCGAAGGTCTTGTGGGTCGTCGCCTCGCGCTGCGACACCACCTTGACATGTACACCGAACTCGCGAAGGTCATGGCTCGCGAGGGCTTTGTCGGCACTAAGGGTGACATGACGCTCGACCGTGTGTGCAGACGGTCCCTCGGGCGTGGCAAGATAGAGCACGGCTCCCACGCGAAGCAACTTGCGGAGGCGGGCCGGTGGGCTCAACTATGGGGCTACTGCGCCGATGACGTTCATCTGACGCGGGACCTCTTCCACTACGCCTGCGAACACGGCGGCATCGTCGGCCCCCGCGGCTTCCGCATGCTAGAACTCCCGTCATGGGTGACCAAGGCGGGGCTTGAGGCGACTTCATGACCACATTCGGTGCTGTCTATACCGACCAGACCTTCCAACGCCTGACTGGCATCGCGTTCCGCGACCAAATCTGCAACATGGTCGTGGACAACATGCAGTACAGCGAGCGCCACTTTTGGGGCATCCGCGCCAAGTGGCCGCGGCTGTACGACCTGTGGCGGGGCAACTGGTCCGGCCGGTTCCACCCGCACAAGAACAACGTCCACATCCCGCTCATCTTCAGCGCGATTTGGGCAGACGCGGCCCGCAAGGTCGCGACTTCGCTGAACGACTACCCCGTCGTCTCCTTCCTCGGCTACGGCCCCGATGACATGCCCATCGCGCGCAAGCGCGAGGCCCTCATCTCGGCGCAGATGAAGGACGACCAGTGCTTCCTGAAGCAGGTGGACACTGTCGTCTCCGCCGACCTCTATGGGGTCGCGGTGTTGCAGATTGGCTGGAAGAAAGACCAGCCCATGCGCGTCGTCGAGTACGTGGACCGCGCCCCGCTCTCCGGGAAGATTGTCCGGCACATCAAGAAGCAGCAAATCACGATGTTCGACGGCCCCGAATCGTTGCTCATCGACTTGCTCGACTTCTTCCCGCAGCCGACGGTCAGCCGCCTCGACAAGATGAAGTGGGTCATCCGCCGCTACTTCCTCGACCTCGACGACATTCGCTACCTCGCGAGTATCGGCGCGTTCGACAAGAAGGAACTGGCCCGGCTCGAAGCCGAGGGTGCAGTCGGCAGCGGCAACGCCTACATCTCGACCAGCGTGCGGCGCTTCCAAGTGCGCACGGGCATGGACGACGAGACGGCGCGCTTCATGGACAAGTACTCGCGCCCCATCGAAATCCTTGAGATGTGGGGCCGCGTGCCGTCCGAGTATGCGCCCGATGGCGTGCTGGACCGCGTCATCACCGTGGCGAACCGTCGCTACCTGATGCGCAACAAGCCGAACCCGTACAACCATGGCATGAAGCCGTTCGTCGCGTTCACCCCGACTCCCGACATGCACTACTTCTACGCGCCCGGCAAGGCCGAGGTGATGGAGAAGATTCAGATTGTCGCGAATCGGTACCTGAACCAGTCGCTCGACGCTGCGGACCTTCTCATCGACCCCATGTGGTTCTACAACCGCGCGGCTGGTCTGGTGACGAAGAACCTCTACGCGCGACCCGGAAAGTTCATCCCGGTGAACGGCAATCCGGCCGAGATGGTACAGCCCGTCCAGCAGAACGTGGAGGGCCTGACCATCGCGGACCAGAAGATTGCGCAGATGCGCCTGCTTGGCAACATGGGCTCGGGCATTCAGGACGACGTGGTCGCTGGACTCCAATCCGCCGACAGTCGCCAGACCGCCCGCGAGTTCGTGGGACGCCGGGAGGCGGCCGGAACACGGCTGCTTCTGGAGTCGCGCATCTACGAAGAGATGATGCTGGAGCCGATGGCGAACATGTTCGTCGCGCTCGACAAGCAGTTCCTCGACCTTCCGGTCGAAGTGCTGATTCTCGGCGACGGCGCGCTGCTCGACCCCATCACGCAGACTCCCATCCCCAACTCCCGCGAGCAACTGTCCGGCTACGACCTCACGCCGAACTACGCCGCGAGGGCACTTGGGGCCAGCGTCGGTCTCTCGAAGGGCATGCAGCAGCAGGCTCTCGGGCAGTTGCTTCAGTCGATGGGCACGCCGCTTGGTCAGGCCGTCATGGGCCAAATCAACGTCGTGAACTTCTGGCGGAGCATCTTCCGCGCGTTCGACGTGCCGAACATCAACGAAATCTTCGCGCAGGACCCGCGCATGAAGGCGCTTCTGGAGATGAACAACGGGATGCTGCTTCGTGGCCAGTCTGGCCGCGGTGGCCTCTCCATCCCCTCGGCGCTCCAGAACATCCCGACCTCTGGCCAGATTGCCGGGCCGAACGGGATGGGCGCGGGTATGGGTGCTCTCGCGAGCCTCGGTCTCCAGTCGCTTCCGGGCATGCCGCCCGGCTCGGCGCAGGGGATGCTCTCGGCTCCGAACATCGCACACGCTCTGCCGCAGATGGCGGCGTAAGAAAGGCGGCCAGTCATGGCCAACGATGTAAGGCGGTTCTTCGACGCACGGACACTGACGGAACAGGACTTGAGCATGATTCAGTTCGTGCTCATGTCCCCTGCGTACGAAATCGCGTTCAAACCGTACCTAGAGAACGTGCGTGAGTCCATGCGCGAACTCTGGCTGGACCGGTCCAAGAAGCGGCAGGACGAGTACAACGACGACTTCCTCGCGGGTGGCGTGGCCACCATCGAGGGGCTGTTGAAGTTCTTCACCGCCGTCTGCTCCGAAGCCAACTTCGAGCGCATGCACGAAGCGATGGCGGGGATGGTACCGGAACGACAGTACGAACTCAAGCGGCAGGCGGGCAAGGTCGCCCCCATCGTGGGCGTTGACCAGCCCGCCATGCCTGCTCCTTACGACCCAATGGAGGACTTCTGACATGCCTTCGAGCGAAGTCTTCAAGAAAGGAAAGGAGGGCAAGCTGCATAGCGGCGGCCCCAACGGTCCCATCGTGAAGCACGGCTCCGCGCAGGAGAAAGCCATCTTCATGAGTGAGAAGCGTAACGAATCTGAGCACGGCGGCGAGTACGTCAGTGGCTCGGAGAGGAAGAACCCGCTGTCCGGCAAACGTCGGAAGCGGTAGTGACACCATCTCACCGACCGGACGACCCGGCATAGGAGAGAGCAATGTCGAATGGAAAGCTGGGCGACTCCGCGGCTGAAGTCGCTCTGACGAAACATCTCGCCGCTACACTGGTTCAGCAGGAAGTCATCGAGCCCCTCTCGATTGCGGGTTGGTCTCACGCCAACGCGCCTTCGCCCGGACAGGCGGCGGTCATCATCGCCGAACGTGCACGGGCGGCTGGTGAGCCAGAAGAGAAGATTGCTGCGTTCCTCGCGGACCGCGGCGTGAAGTACACACCTCCGACCGGTGGACAACCCATCGCGGCGGGGGGAGCACCGGCCCCGGTTGCACAGCCTGCGCCCGTGACGAGCGGACAACCCGCTCCCGCGACTGCGCCTGCTCCTGTGGCCCCGGCCAAGACGGACGCCCCTGACACCAACTCGGCTGCTGCGGCGAACCTGCTCACTCTGTTCGAGTCCCTCAAGGACGCGAGCGGGAAGTACATGGGCAAGTACACCAGCATCGAAGAGGCGCTCAAGGGTGCGGGCCATCTCGCAAACATGGCGAAGACCGCGCTCCAGCGCGCCGAAGAGGCTTCTGCACGCCTCACGGCCGCGGGTACGGTTCAGCCGACTTCGCCCGCAGCGGTCCCTGCTGCGGCTCCGGCCATCAAGCCGTTCCAGCCCGCGTCACGACCGACGCTGGATGCGGCCAAGGCCCGCCTCGCGGGGGTGCTCGCGAAGGTGACGGACAACGGGTTCGATGGAGATAGCGCAAGAGAGTTCGCCGAGGCGAATCGTGAAGTCGCCCGCGAAGAGGCTCTTGCGGTTGCGGAGGAACAGCGTCAGCGTGATGTATATGCGCAGGACGTTGAGTCGAAGAAGTGGGCGGCTGTCACGTCATTCATGACGGAGAAGTACCCTGACAGCGTCAACGTCAACGACGACGAGTTCAGCACGTTCCTCGCGCTGAACCCTCTTCTCACGGAGGCCATGTCGGCGCTTCGCGCACAGGGACGCGAGCAGCGTGCTGCGGAACTCGGCTACACCGAGTTCGTCAAGGCGCGCAGCGGGTCACTCGCTGGACCGGGTGGCATGTCGCGTGCGGAGGCCGAGAGGCAGGAGACTGCCCTTGCGGAACGTGAGAAGGTCCGACTGGAAGAGCGCGACAAGGCGTTGAAGGACGCTGGCATCGTGCACTCTTCCGCTGGTGGCAGCAGTGCTGTCGAGTCGCCCGGTATCACCGGACCCTCGCAGGACGATATCAACGCGGCGGCTGCGGCAATGAGGCGCGAGGGCGATGCCCCCGGCTCTCCCGCGGCTGCGCGGTGGCGTCACGCTGTCATCGGTCGCTTCCTCCCACCTGAACTCTTCGGCGGCAACTAGCCACCAGAAAGGAGTCAGGAACCACCGGCCCCGCGAGGGGCCAAGAGGTGAAAACCCATGCCGGGTTCTGTTACTTACAACTTCGGCGCGTACGCCTTCGACGGCTCGGACCTCAAGTCCGGCGTCGCGAAGGAGGACTTGCTGGAGCAAATCACCAACATTTCGCCCTACGATACGCCGTTCGTGTCGCAGGCTCCGAAGGTTGGTTGCCGCCACATCTACCACCAGTGGTTGCAGGATTCGCTGGCGGCCGTTGGCACTGTCCCGAACGACCTGAACGGTGCCATCGAAGGCTCCGACTGGTCCCTCGACCCGACTTCCACGCCTGCTCGCGTGTTCAACGTCACGATGATTCTCCGCAAGGACATTGGTCTTTCGGAGTCGCAGCGTGCGGTGGATACCGCTGGCTTCGCGGACCAGTACGCGTACGAGGTCCAGAAGGCGGGCAAGGAACTCGCCATCAAGCTGGAGCGTCTCTGCTTCGGCAACCTGACCACGGCGACCGGCGCGTCCGGTACCGCGCGTGTGATGAAGGGCCTTCAGGCTTTCATCGCTACCAACACGGCCCTTGCGGGTGCGAACGGTGGCACGCTCGGTGACACGGGCCACGACGGCCTCGTGGCGGTCGGCGACTTCAACGACATGCTGAACACCATCTACTCGCAGGGCGGAAACCCCGAGCAGGTGTACGTCAGCCCGAAGGTGAAGCGTCAGGTGTCGGCGTTCGGTGTCCCCGGTGCCGGTACTGGCAACGTGTACGCGAAGAACATCGCGGCCGTTGACAAGAAGCTGGTTGGCGCAATCGACTTCTACGATTCGGACTTCGGTCTGATTCAGATTGTGCTCGACCGTTGGGTGCCCGAGAGCACCAACACCACGACCGCGACCGCTTCGGCGACCGCGACCGGTGGCCAGATGTTCTTCCTCTCGCGCGCCATCAACCGTATCGCGTGGCTCCGGCCCGTGCACCACGAGTTGATTGGCAAGCGAGGCGACTCGGTTGCTGGCTACGTGGTGGGCGAGTGCACGCTGGAGGTGCTGGCCGAGAAGGCGAACGGCCGCATCGTCAACGTGAACAACAAGTCGAGTGTGACGTAAACCACTTGACCCTGTTGTTAGTTTGGACGGGGGAGGGACTCCGGTCCCTCCCCTTTCTGACGACTCCCAACCAGAGGTGAACATGGCAAATCGCAAGCGTCCCCCGATGCACACGTCGTTCGTGGCTCCCGAGCCCGGCCCCGTGGACGGTGTGGACAATCTGCCCATCCCGAGCGGTACCAACGCCAGTGCCAAGCGTCAGCGCGAGGTCGAGAGCGAGGCAACGCCGGGCGCGATGGGCAATCCCATGACGTACAAGGACTACACCCGTGACTGTCAGGGCGACAACCCCAAAATCGCGGACGGCATCGACTTCGCGACTGGCAAGGACGTACGTTCTTACGACGGTGCCGGGTCTGCTCGTGGTTCTGACGCTACTCCTGCTATGCCCGGAGCGAACGTCTGACATGGCTGGCAAGCGTGACAACCCGGTGGCGCACGTGGGCAACTACTCTGCGCCTGTGGACACGGCTGGCATCGACAAGGCGATGAGCGACATGATGCTCGGTACGAAGATGGACAAGACCGAGTCTGACTACGTCGCTCAGGCCAAGAACAAGAACACCGCCGCGGTGGCGGTGCAACGGGCACGCAAGGCCAACAAGCAGCCTCCTGTAAGAGAGGACTACTGAGATGGCCAAGCGAGCGAAGCCCGGAAGTGACCACATCCTCGCGATGCCCGAGGAAGACAAGCATCAGGCGAAAGCGCGCGAGATGCACTCTGCGCTTTACTCGCTTGAAGACAAGATTCGGAAACCCTTCCAATCGAGCGGCGAAAAGCTGCTCCCGAAAGGTCTCCGTTCATCTGAGAGCCCCCGAGGCGAAAGCCGCGAGGGGCCACATCGACGCCCTTCACAAGATGTTCAAGGGCGCAAAGGAGGACTGACATGGCGAGCAAGCGAAGCAATCCCACCGAGCAGCCGCAGCGGCGTGTTGTGCTCAACCAGCAGGTCGTGAACCCTCAGGGGAACGACTCCAGCACGGACAAGGGCAACCCCGCGAGCCTCAAGGTGCCGCAGAACAAATCGAACACCATCTCGCAGAAGGTGGGCAACCCGTCTGTGGGCGCTGCGCGCGGCAAGGCCGACGTGGTGACGCCGGGCAAGAAGAGCCGGTAACATGGCGAAGCGGGGCGCACCGGGAGCTACCCGGAAGCACATCGGCTTCGAGTCCGCGGCGGAGAAGGCTGCGGAAGGCGAAGGCGAATCCCTCGCGCACGGCAAGGCGATGATTGCAGCGGCGGCCCGCAAGGCGTCCGAATCCGCCAAGGCCAAGAATCCGCGCCTCAAGAAGGTTCACGGGGCGTAAGGAAGGAGACCTATGAGTGCCAACGCGGAACTCAGGGTCAACCGCATCAAGAGCCAGAACGCAGGTGCCCTCGGGCTGCTCGGTGCTGCTGTTGCACCGGACGCCCTTGGGCGCGCTGCGGGTGGCAAACTAGCGCACACGCGGCAGAACGTCGTCGAACTGCGCGCGATGAAGCAGACCTTGAGCACGCTGGGTCTGTATGTACGCGCTGACGGTTTCGACCCCACACGCACGTTCCAGCATGTCGCGAACATCGACAACGAGGTCTGGCAAGTCATCCTCGGCATGTTCGCCAAGTACGACGAAGAGACCGGCGAGTTTGAAGACGACGGGCTTCTCTACAAGTACGACCCTCGTGCAGGCTGCGTGAAGCTGCACAAAGACTTCTTCTTCGCTCTCATCGACTTCCTCGAAGTGAGCGGATACCCGTGCGACATGCGCGGGAAAATCAAGCTGAACTGAAAGGAGCACCACCGTGGTCAACCCCGAGTTCTACTGCTGGACGCTGAACCCCGGCAAGCAGTCTGCTTGCTCGTGGTATCGCATCATGGTTCCGTTCATGGAACTGCGGAACCGCGGGCTCGCGCACGTCTTCGAGGACGACAACGAGCACATCAGCCCGCAGCAGTCGCACATCGCGATGCTCCACTCCGACATTGGCCACTTCTACGCGGTCGTGTCGCCCGAAATCCTCCACCGCATGAAGTCCCTCAAGCGCATGAAGCCCGGCCATCGCCAGACGACCGAGGGTGGCGTGGACGTGTTCCCGCCCGCGCTGATTTGGGACTGCGACGACAACTCGGACTTCGTCCACCCGTTCAACCAGACCTTCGTCATGCAGGGCGTGCGCGGCTATCCCGACGGGAAGCTGCTGAAGCCCGGCGAGGGCATTGACATTCGGGACTTCAAGGGCGACCGCATCAAGAACTCCGAGGGCAAGGAAATCGGGTGGGTGGACCAAGAGACGATGCTCAACGGCGTCGTCTTCGACGTGCAGCGCAATCTCGAAGCGATGATGGTGCGCCACGCCATCATGCGCGAGGTGCACGGTGTGACCGTCGCGTCCCCGATGCTCAAGAAGTACGCCGAGGACGTGATTGGCTGCAAGAACGTCTACGTCTACCACAACACGGTGGACCCGAACCACTACGAGACCATCCGCGCCGTGCGCACCGACAACAAGGTGCGCGTGCTCTGGCAGGGTGGCATGTCGCATCTCATCGACTGGTACCCGCTGCGCGACGCGCTGCGCACCATCTGCGAGAAGTACAAGGACCGGATGACTTTCGTCCTGTTCGGCGAGTACTTCCAGTGGATAAATGAGGTCGTCCCGCAGTCGATGCTGGAGTTCCACCCATGGGTGGAGTATCCGGCCTATCGGCTCAAGCGCGGCCTGCTGAACGCAGATATCAACCTCTGCCCGCTGGTGAACAACGTCTTCAACTCGTGCAAGTCGGCAATCAAGTGGTATGAAGCCCACATCCACGCCGACCGAGTCGAAGCGACCCTCGCGCAGAAGGGCGCGGTGTTCTCGGAGATTGAGGACGGCAAGACCGGTCTTCTGTTCGAGACGCCCGACGAGTTCGTGGCGAAGCTGTCGCGCCTCATCGAAGACGCCGAACTGCGCCGCACGCTGCACGAGGGTGCACACAAGTGGGTGATGGCGAACCGGACCCCGGACAAGACCATCCCCGGCCTCTTCGAGTTCTACGAAGAGACGCGTGCACGCCAGAAGCGGGACCTCGGCAAGCCCATCGTTCAACCTGCAACCCACAAGGAAATCATGAGGCTCGCAAGACCTCTGAGGTAAGCCAATGGCGATGACCACCGTCGCTGCGCGAGTGTATATCGCGCGAGTGCTCGGGCTCGGGCAGTCTCCCACTGCGATTGACATGGCGGACGAGGCGCTTCGGCGCGCGTACGCGGACTGGCAGACGCAGCGGAACTGGGACTTCCTTCTGAAAGACAACAGCTTGACCACGGCCATCACCGGCTGTACCGCCACCAACGGGTCCTCGACGGTCAACACGCCGACCGACTCCGTGTTCGACTTCGTACAGGTCGGGCAGACGGTCACGGTGAGTGGCACGGCTACGCTCGCTGCGGGGACGAAGATTGCATCCTTCACCCGCAACAGCGACGGCACGGTAGCGTCCATCACCCTCACGAATCCGTTCGGCGGCACGACCGACGCCGCGGCAGTTCTCACGTTCGGCGCGTACCTGCACATCACGTCTGGCACAAACGACTACAATCTTCCCACGGACTGTTACGAAATCTACTCGGCGCGGTTCATCACGAACTCGAAGCGTCCGCTGTTCTACAGGCGGCAGCGTGATTGGGACCGCATCCAGTGGGACCAGACGGTGCGGGGTACGCCGCAGGACTACACGCAGTACAATCCGTACTCGGAGGTCACGCAGAATCACGGGACCATGCACATCAAGTTCGATGTGATTCCGAGTCAGGATGACGACATATTCGTCCGCTACTACCGCAAGTTCATCGTTGACGGTACGTTCGTGGACATGCACGACAAGTACCTCTACGCCTTCCTCGACCACGCACGCGCGAGGGCACTGGAAGCGAAGCGCGCCCAAGAGAACCCGCAGCAGTACCTCGAAGAGACGCGGTCTCAGATGGAGAAGTCGGGCGAGGCGGAAGAGGAAGTCGAAGACGACGACGACAACTACATGAAGACGCAGTACGAGCAGGGCTCGTCGCGCAACCGACCCATCGTCGGTAACGGCGACTTCTGGCCCACCGCGTACTAGGAGCGACCATGCCCGAGCCACTTTCAGAACTGTTCAATGGCGGCATCGTTACCGCCCGCCATCCCGGACTCCTGAAGTCGGGCGAGTTGCAGCGCGCCGACGACTGTGTGTACCGGGAGAAAGACCCCGCCATCTGGCGGGCTCCCGGCCGCACGGCAGTGAACGGCGTTGCCCTCGGCTCCGTGTGGGCAGGCGCGGCGTCCGGCGTCAAGGGCATCGCGCACCTGACCTTCGAGCGCACCCGGTTCGACCAGCTTCTCGCCTACAACGGCACCGTGCTCGCGCACGCGGCCCTGACGGCGGGCTACACCACGGCTGGCACCATCGACCCGACGGACCTTCAGCTTTCCTGCACCACGAACGGCACGACGACCCTCACGTCGGCGGCGCTCTTCGGTCCGGTGCAAGCGGGCTGGGCGGTCATCGGTACGAACATCGCGCCGGGCACCACGGTCTCCAGCGTCACCAACGCGAGCAGCCTCGTGCTCTCCATCGCGGCAACGGGCAGCGGCACCAACACGCTCACGTTCAATCCGATGGTCGAAATCGGCGGCCCCGCCAGCATCGCGGGCACCGTCTCCGGCACGACGACCTTCACCGCGACCACGGGCTTCCCGTTCCTCGCGGATGTGGTCGGCTCCATCGTGGTCACCGCCACGGGCTCGACCCTGCGCGTGACCGCTGTCTCCGGCCAGTCGGGCACGACCGGCCACTACAACATCGTCACACTCTCGTCCGCTCAGTCGAACGGTGCGGCCACACTCCAGTTCGGGCTCGGCTGCGTGCAGACCTTCGCGGACAACGGCACGACCGATGAGGCCATGGACTTCACGCAGTGGGGTGCAACCTACTTCGTGTGGCTCGGCCGCGGCCCTCTTCAGCGCATGCAGTGGAAGCCGCGCACGGGCACGGGTGGCACCGCTTACGACGACGCGCTCACCACGCGTCCGTGTGGCCTCAACGCTGTCACCGTCCAGCCGACCGTCGTGCAGGCGGCCAATGCGGCCTACGCGTGGCCTGTCTCGCTCCTGACCGGGTACTTCTGGTTCCTGTGCACGGAGATTTGGGACCCGGACGCGAAAGACAACAATAGCAACGACACGACGAACGAGGTCGAAGGCACTTACCTCGCGAACACGAAGCAGACGGACAATGGCGTCGAACCGGTCGCGGTCAACATCCCCGCGAGCACCGGCTATGGCGTGACCATCACGTTCCCGCCGAAGGTCAACACCGGCCTCGATGGGCGGCTCTCGACGCATTGGGGCGTGTACATGTACGGCCCCACGACTGACAACAAGGCCATCCCCTCGCTGGCCGCGTTCCGTCGCGTCGCGAAGGTGCGCATGAACGCAGCCTCCGGGCAAACGCTCACGCTGAACGAGTCGCGCGCGACGCAACTTGCCTATCCCACGGTCAACGTGGGTGCGGAAGTCAGCACGCAGTTCACGAATCCGCAGAACATGCTCGGTGCATTCGACTTCAACTTCGCCCGCGCGAAGTCCGGGTCGAGCACCAGCGGTTCCGAGAACTCTGCCCCGTGTGGCAACGTGCTCGGCACGTTCGGCTTCAACGTCGGATTGCCGTACTCTGGCTACAGTGTGCTCGGCATCCGTGTTACGGTGGCCGGGCAGGCAGACCCGAGTGGCAACGCCGGGCGCAAGGCTGGGTACTACGTCTACCTCAAGTCGGGCTCCAAGCAAAGCGACCCGGCCATCTTCTCCGAGTTCGGAGCGTACGGCTACGTGCGCCACGGCGGAGAACTGGACACGTGGGGCGTCAACTGGAACAGCACGACTGACCTGACCGGCCTCACGGTCATCATCGGCAAGACTGGCACCGGGTCGCGGCAGCGCCTCATGATTGACGGCGTGCGCGTGGAAATCTTCTACCAGTCGGGCAGCATCAACCTGAACGGCGTCCCGTTCCGCTGCGTTACCTACCGTAATCAGGTCGGCGACACGGTGAGCGAGCCCGCCCGCAGGCTCCCGCCCGAGTGCAGCACTGGCGACGTGTTCCAAGGCTCGCTCGTGCTGAACGACCTCGCCGACGAGACCGCCATTCGGTTCAGCCTTCCCGGTGAGCCCGAGGCGTTCCCCGGCCCGTACGTCATGCGCTTCAACACCACGAAGCGCAAGGACCGCGTGACCTTCATGCGGTCGCTCGGCGACGTGCTCGTGGTCGGCATGGAGAACGGCATCAAGCGCGTGAACTACCTGCCCTCCGAGCAGGACACGGACTTCCAGACGGGCATCGCTCACAGCGACCTCGCGACGGACCACGGCATCGCTGGCCCCCTCGCGGCAGTGAAGTTCGACTGGCCCAACCGCGGGACCATGTTGGCGTACGCTTCCATGGCAGGTCCGATGCTCACGGACGCAATCACCACGCGCCCGCTGAACATGGACCTCGATTGGGCGAACACGGTCAAGCTGTCCGCGCTGTCGTCCTGCGTGTTCCGCGTCTACCCGAAGGAGAAGTGGCTCGTCCTATACTACTGCCCGGCTGGCGCGACGCACACAAAGAACACCCGTGCGCTCGTGTGGAGCTACGCGGCGGACAAGATGAAGGACGGCGACTTCCTCCCATGTGTCGGGCCGCTGACCATCAGCGGGCGGTCCTCGATGGAAGCCATGCTCTCCGGCCAGCCGTTCCTCCTGACCGGCCACGAGACCAACGGCTTCGTCTACCAAGAGGACTTTGGCGTCGCACAGGCGAGCGGGTATCAGGTGCACAACGCGAGCAACTCGCTCACGAGTGCGCCCATCGTGCCCATCGTGAAGACGCGCCGTCTCTACCCGTGCGGTATCACGCACGACACGCACCTCTACAAGGCGTATCTCCTGTACTCCAACTACGGGTCGCAAATCACCGCGGTTGGTAACAGCACCGTCAACAGCGTCACGCTGACTTCCAGCGCGACGTTCGGGTCTGTGCTTCCGGGGATGCGTGTGCAGGGGACGGGCATCGACGAGGGCACCATCGTACTCGCGGCGAGCGCCTCCAGCATCACCCTCAGCCGCGCCGCGAACGCCACCGGCTCTGGCGTCACCTTCTCCTTCGACTCCGGCACCGTCGGGCTCATGGAGCGAGGGGCCAGCATCGGTGAACTCGCGCAGGGCTTGGGGCAGTTGTGGGGCTCGACGCTCAACGGCGACCTACTGGTGCTCGGCCTCGACGGCACGCGTCAGGGCATCGAACTGCAAATCGAGAAGGTACCGCTCACGTTCACAACGCAGAGCGACGGCTACCGGATTGAGACCGCGACTTGGGCGGACCTCAGTGTGAACATGCGGCTGCACCAGTTCATTCTGAGCTACGACGACCAAGGCGAGACTCAGACGCGCAGCGTCGCCTAGAGGCATACATGGCCCGCAGCTTTCCTCCTGTTATCCCCCCGACCGACCCGCGGCAGTGTGCACCGTGGCTCAACCGCGAACTGCGGAAGCTCGGGCGACAAGTGAAGAACCTTGCTGCGGGCCAGAGTGCCATCCAACGCAACGAACAGCCGGATGCGTCCGGGACGCCCATCAGCGTTCCACCTGACCTGTCTGGTTACTTCAAACTCGGGGGCCGCGCAAACGGTCAGATTGGCTACGGCGGTGTGGCCGCTGCCGAGCCCCTGAAGTTCGGCTCGACCAGCCACGCAACGAAGGGCTTCATCAAACTCGGGACGGGGACGACTGCGGTCGTCTCCGTGGACGAGACTCAGGCGCTCGTCGGCATCAACGTGAACGCGCCCCTCGCGACGTTGCATATCGTGGGCTCGCTCGCTGGCTCGGCGTCAGCGATGACGTTGTCGGGTGACGTGGACCCTACTGGCACACAGTGGGTCCGCCGTACCGGCAGCGGCGGTGGTGGGCAGGCGGGCACCCTCGCGGATTCGATGAACTCGGACGATGGGCTCACCTCGTACGGGTCCATCAACACGGGTTCGTCAGGAAACAACCCACAGCGATGCTTCCTGAGTGGGACCATCACGCCGGGAGCAACGTACACCATCACCGCGAAGACCACGACGCTGTTCGTCACGCCGGTCTACGGTGGTGGTAACCAGAACTTCTGGTACATCACGCTCGTCGATTCGGCCGGAAACGAATGGCAGGACAACACGCTGCGAAGTGGTACGTCGATGGACGCAACGCCTATCACGGCGTTCGGCACATTTGTCACCATCACCCGCACGGTCACTTGCTCGGGTACCCCAATAAACACCGGGCAGACTCCGAATACCATCCGCCTGAACGCCGGGGCACAGGTCAGCCACGGTGGCGGCGGTGACCTCTACACGGCCACCTCGTACGTCACCATCGCGCAGTCGGGCTCGGCCTTTCTCCGGTGGGACGCACCCGGTGGAACACAGTCAGGTGGCATCGACCTATACGGGCGACTCGGCGTCGGCACGGGTAGTACAGCAATCGGCGCAGAAGTGGACGTTGTTGGCGACACGGTCTCCAATCCGGTGCTTCGCCTCAAGGCTGCGGCCAGTCCGACCATCGAAGTCGTGCAGGTGCTCAAGTCCACGGGCGAAGTGAAGTCCGGCATCGACAGCAACTTCTCGCGCTTCGGCGACTATCGCATGGTGGCGCTCGACGACAACCCTGTCTTCTTCAACGACGACATGGTGTGGGTCTAGGAGAACACATGGCTGCTCTGAAAGAGAACGCCGTCACCAAACTCGGCTCGGCCGTCATCGACATGAAGACGGCTGCGACGACCACCATCTTCACAGTGCCGATTGGCAAGACGTGCGTAATCACTCACGTCATTGTCCGCAACCCGTCTGCGACCCTCGCGGGCGGCACGAGCTACAGCATCACGAACTTCCGGCAGGCATTCAGCCTCAACGGACTCACTGCGACCACAGGTTACTTCATCGTGCAGGGCACTGACCTGACGCTCTGGACCGTGACGGCTTCCGGCGTTGCAGTGCAGTTGACGGTGACGACCGGCTCAACGGGTGCGGCAACCGCAACTGTCGAAGTCTTCGGCTACCTGTACTAAGAGGACCACATGAATCCACTCATGCTACTCGGCGGGCTCTCCGCTCTCGGCGGCATCTTCGGTCGCCGGAAGCAGAAGTACATGGACCCCGCCATGTACAACCAGATGTTCGGGGCGAAGGCCATCGGCAGCCGGACGCAGGAGTTGGTGAACCAAATCATCAACTCGCCGTACGGCCAGAAACTCATGCAGGGTGCGGCCGAGCAGGGGCAGAGCCTTCAGGGCAACATCGCGCGGTCCGCCGCGGAAGCCGGGTTCGGTCCCACGGGCGGTGCGCAGAGCGGCGCGAGCGACTTCGCGGCGGCCGGTGCGCCCAACGCGGTCGGTGCGCTCCAGCGAGGGGTCACGTCGAATCTCTGGCAGTCGTCCCTCCCGATTGCGCAGGGCATGGTGCAGAACGAGGGTGACCTCGCGCTGGCCAACCTTGAGAAGCAGAACGCCGAGCCGACCATGTGGGGCAAAATCGGCAACGCTGCGTCGGCCGCGATGGCTGGTGCGCAGGGTGGCTCGTTCGACTGGTCGAAGCTGTTCCGGCGTCGCGCCCTCGGCGGCGGTATGGGCGTCAGCGCAGGCGGAGCTATCCCCTTCCTCGGGTCGGCCGGTGCTGGCGGCACGATGGAAGCCATCCAGTAAGGAGCGTGCAATGGTCAACTTCAAGAAGATTCTGACTGCGCCTGCGAGCGCGGTCGCTGGGGCGGCTCGGTCCCTCGTTGGGATGCAGCCGTCTCAGGCGGACCCCGCTGCTATGATGGCGGCGCTGACGCAGCAGGACAACACGTTCACTCCACCCCCGCCCTCGACCAAGTTCGAGTTGCCGGGGCTCGACGAGTCGCTGACGCCTGAGGCGCAGAAGAAGAAGGCGGCGGCTGAGGCCGCGGGCCAGACCTTCACGCCCGGCGAGAACGACTTCGTTGACAGCGGTCCCTACGGTTACCTACACAAGAAGGGCATCCACGACGCACTCATGGCGCTGCACGACGAGATGCAGGCGAACGCGCCACACATCGACTACCACGGCATCCTGAACCAGCGTCTTCAGGACATTGCCGCGATGCCGCCCGAGCATCACACGAATCCGCTCATGCTCTTCGCGATGGCGATGGGCAACCCCGAGCACGCGCGTGAGATGATTCAGCAGCACAACGCGGACGAGCAGTCGGCCAACGACACGCAGACACAGCGGTGGCAGAAGTTGCTCGACATGAAGCAGCAGGCGCTCGAAGGAGCCATCAAGCAGTCCATGGCCGAGGGCGATGCCCGCAAGGTTGTCTCGGGCAAGTGGCTTGAGACCCTCGCGCAAATCGAGCAGGACAAGGCGCACCTTCAGGGCCAGCTTCAGCTTGGTTCCGAGAAGAATGCTGCGGCGCTCCAGCGCGCGAACATGCGCGGCCAGTGGGCGCTCGAAGCGGTGAAGGCGCGTGTGACCGGGATGCTTCACGGCACCACGGCCGACACGAAGTTGCAGCAGACGCTCATCACCGAGTCGGGTACCATGGCGCGGGCGCTCATCAAGAAGGGCGTCGAGCCTGAGGACGCGTTCCAAGAGGCACAGGATTGGGCGGAGCAGCGCATGACGGACCTCGGCATCACGCGAGGGGCCGCTCCTGCGAAGGCTGGTGCTGCGGTTGGCGGTGCGGGCGGTGGCGGGGCAGTGAACCCGCTTCAGGCGCGCATCCTCCGCAACCGCGGCCACAACGCTCCTGCACCGGTCACACCTCCCACTCAGTAAGGAGTAACCAATGGCTTCTCCGTACACCTACGAACAGATGGTAGCGCGGCAGAAGGCGCTTGGACCGACGGGGCCTGCGGGTCCCATCGGTTCCGCCGACCGCGCTCCGGCCGACCCTGTGCTCGACGCACCGGCCCTCGAACCTGAGGGCGCGGACGCCGACACGGGCAGTGTCGCCCCGCCTGCTGCGGCTCCCGACACGACCGCCTCTGTAACTCCGGTGAAGCCCGACGTGAACCGCGCGAAGCGTGCCGTGGTGCTCAACGCACTGCGTAACTCGGCCGCGGGCGTCGCGATGTTCGCGAAGCACGTCCGGGACAACTACCACATGGGCTCGGACTTCAAGGCGTCAGACCAAGAAGTCCTTCAGGCCGGGTACGATATCCAGCGGGATAGCGTGCCTGACCTGTCCCCGCAGGAGTACGAGAAGGCAATCCACGACGAGTTCGGTGACCGAGTGGACAAGAAGCTGCTGAAGCAGGGCAGCATCGACTATCCCGGCCACACCGACGAGCCGAGCCTCATCGACGCCATGTACAAGGCGAAGATTGGGAAGGAAGAGGCTGGCCCCATCACGTACGAGGACAAGGCGCAGATTGTGGCCCGGCACTTCCCCGAGGGCCACAACTCCGGCATGGAGCCGGACAAGTACCTGCGCATGCGCTACGACGTGCTGAAGAAGCAGGGCAATAAGGTCGGTTCGTACGATGACTGGCTGCACTCTCAGATGGCCCCGACGCTGTGGGACCGCTTCGTCGCGTCCCCCGGTGCCATCGGCAACATGCTGTTGGAGCAGGGCAAGCAGTTGGGTGCGACCGTGCACGAGGCGACCACGCCGGGTGCCCTCGCGTCCGACGCGATGCTCGCGACGCAGATGGGTGACACGCCCGCGGGGCAGGACGCCAAGGAGCGCCTGCAACAGGCTGGCAAGGGTGCCGTGACTGCTGGTTCGCTTGCGCTTGGTGGCCTCGTCGGCCCCGGACTCGGCGCGGCTGAGACCGCTCTCGGCGTGGCCAAGACGGCCCCTGCCCTCGCGGGTGCACTCGAAGGTGCGGTCGCGGGTGGCGTGCAAGGCGGCGGCAACGCGGCCATCGACCAGAAGACGCCCGGTGAAGTCGCGCAGGAAGCGGCGACCGGTGCGGGTATCGGGGCGGGCTTGGGCGCAGCAGGCGGTGCGGTTGCACAGCGCGCCGAGGGCCTTGCGGACAAGGCTCGTGCTGCGGCGTCTGCGAAGACCGTCGCGGCGGCACGGACTGAGATTGCCGTGGACCGTGCGGCGCAGAACGAAATCGCTGCGCAGGCGAAAGCGGCACAGCAAGCAGCCGATGCGGCTGAAGCGGCGCGAGTCGCTGAGGCGTCGAAGCCGGTCTCGCTCGCTCCGTCGAAGTACGAGCAGGCGTTGGAGAAGTTCGCCCGCGAGCATGGCACCACGCTCGAAGAGGCGCGTCAGATGGTGGAGGCGGGCGCTTCTGGCCCACCCATCCCTGACACAGCGACCGTTGGCGAGATGCGTAACTTGCGCAAGCTCGCTGCGGACGCCGCGGATGCTCGGGCGGCGGAAACGCCCCCGGCTACGCCATTGCCCTCGGCCGAACCAGCGGCAACGCCCTCGGCCGAGTCCCCTAGCGCACCCCCGTCGGGGGAGAGCGTTCCGGGGTCGTCGCCTCCAGCGGCGGCTCCGTCGGCCCCTGCCGACCGCGGCATCGTGCAGAACGATGTTGTTGACCGGCTCACTCAAGGCATCAACGCGGCGCAGGCGCAGCTTGGAGAACGGACGCGCCTGCGTCGTCAAGCCCTCTCGCAGCGGTTCGCTGCGGGCGAGTCTGCGGCGAAGGCGGCGGGTGGCGGCCTCAAGGGCTTCCACGCCCGCCTCGCTGCGATGGCTGGCGAGATACAGAAGCCGGATTGGGAAGGCGTGAAGGGCGCGTTCACGGAGTCGGAAATCGACAACCTGTTCACGACGCTCGACAAGTCCAACCTCACCGCGGGCGACAAGCTGACGGCTGGCAACGGCCTCAAACGGCTGCTCGGCCTACGCGGCGTCAAGGGCGGCGCACCCACTGGTTCGCAGTTGCGCGCGATGCGCACTGCGTTCGGCAGCGACTTCGTCGAAGCCGTCGTGCAGAACCCCACGCTCGCTCAGAAGTTGAAGGGCATGTGGGACAAGACCATCAACACACCGCGCACCCTCCAGACCACGCTCGACCTCTCGATGGGCGGCCGTCAGGGCTACCTGATGGCGAGCCAGCCCGAGTACCGGCAGGCGTGGGGCACGATGGTGCGTGCGTTCGGAGATACAAAGGTCGCCGACGACATTGCGGCGACCATCAAAGCCGACCCGCTCTACAACACGATGCGCGAGTCCGGCCTTCACTTCCAAGGCGACGCCTTCGGCACGAAGTCGGAGCAGTTCCCCGGCTCGTGGGTGGACAGTTGGGTGGGCGTGAAGAACTCGCAGGCTGCGGCCGATGCGTTCCTCAACAAGTTGCGTGCGGACACGTTCCGCCGCTACTACGGGGACCTCGCGCGGGCGGGCCTCGACATGCAGGACCCGCACGTGACTCAGTCGCTCGCGAAGTGGCTGAACACAAGCACCGGCCGAGGGGGCAGCGCAACATTCGCCCGTGACGCCAACCTGCTCAACGCGGTGATGTTCTCGCCGCGCCTCTTCTACTCCCGGCTGGAGACGTTCAACCCGCGCTACTACGCGTCGCTGCACCCTGCCATCCGTGCGCAGGCGCTCAAGTCGAACATGAGCGTCATCGGCGGAACGATGGGGCTGCTCGGCCTCGCAGGTATGAGTGGTGTAGCGAAGGTGAACATGGACCCGCGCAACGCCGACTTCGCGAAGGCGAAGATTGGCAACACGCGTATTGACCTCTTCGCGGGGCACCAGCAGATTGCCCGTTTCGTCGCACAGATGCTCACCGGCAAGGTCGTCAGCAGCACGACCGGTCGCGAGATTGACCTCGCGGGCTCGGACAAGACGAACGGGTTTCAGCGCGGCGCGATGACGAGGCTCGACGTTCTCGGGCGGTTCTTCGAGAACAAGACTTCGCCCATCGCTTCGCTGGCCATCTCGCTGATGCGTGGCACTGACTTCACTGGCGCGCCCATCTCGGTACCGAACGAGGTGGTGAGCAGGTTCACGCCGATGGTGATTCAGGACATTGCCGACGCGTACGCCGACTCGGGCATCCCGAAGGCTGCGGTGGTTGCGCCCCTCGCGCTGGCTGGCGTGGGCACGCAGACCTACGAGCCCTCGTTGCCCGGCCAGAAGGAAGTGCAGGGCGGCGTGGTGTACAACGCCGGGAAGTGGCTGTGGGACCAGTTGAACGGCAACGCGCCCGATGACCCCGCGAAGGCGAAGCTGGATGCTCACCTCGCGGAACAGTGGGCGAAGGATGCCGCGATGGCGCAGGTGTTCGCGCATCACGAGGCGACGCTGGTGCCGGGTTTCTTCGACAAGGGCTTCGACCAGAAGGCCGAAATCCGTAAGGCAACGTCGCGTCGCATGGCGCGAGTGAACAAGCTGTACAAACGGCTGGCTACTGAGGGCAAGGACTACATGGACCCGGCTATCATTCGCGAACGCGCGAGTGTGACCGGTATGGACCCCGACGCTCTCAAGAACCCGAACGTGTACTCGGAGATAGAGAAACAATGAAGGCTCTCGCTCTGACGAAAGCACCGTGGTATCTACAGGCCATCATCACGGCCCTCTTCGGCATCCTCGTGAGCGGGTTCGCAGCGTGGGGCGGGAAGGTCGCTGACCACGAGAAGCGCCTGTCTGTTGTCGAAGACCACCAGAAGGGCATCGACAAGTCGCTGGACGAAATCAAGGAGATGCAGCGGGACCAGTCTCGGGACACGAAAGAAATCCTCAAGCGGCTGCCGCCGAGGCTCCGGTGATGGCGAAGAAGCGCCAGAACCCGGCGAAGGCGGCGAGGGTGCCCGTGCAGATGGAAGTACCGCAGGCTCTCCGGCTGTCGGACAAGCCGGACTTCATCCCAACCATGACCTCGGCGTACGCTGAGGTGTTGCCCGACAAGAAGGGCAAGAAGGCGTGATGGCTCTACCACTGCTCGGTCCCATCGTGGACATGGTGAAGACTGTTCTCGAACGCGTGCTCCCGGACCCGAAGGCGAAGGCCGACGCGCTCCAGAAACTCGCGGAACTGGAACAGAACGGTGACCTTCAGGTCATCGCGAATCAGGTCGAAATCAACAAGATTGAGGCGGCGTCGCCGAACCTCTTCATCGCGGGCTGGCGTCCTGCGGTGGGCTGGGTCTGCGCCGCGGGCCTCGCGGTCTCGCTCGTCGTCGGTCCGCTGTTCGCGTGGGGTAGCGCCCTCGCGCGGCATCCGATGCAGCAGCCGTCCATGCCGCTCGATACCACGATGGCGCTCGTCACGTCGATGCTCGGAGTTGCGGGCATGCGCACGTACGAGAAGCTGAAGGGCGTCGAAAGCAACAGGTAGAAAACAAAAAGCCCCCACCCGGTCATCCCGGATGGGGGCTTTCTGCGTTTAGAAGCTGGTGCAGGGGCGGAGTCGAACCGCAATGGCCGGGACGACTACCAGCGTCTCCGACTATCTCTCTGGTCAGGGCAGGCACGCCACAAGCCTGCTTCCGCTGCTACCTCACGTTGGTCGGGCTCTAGCCGCGTTCGACGTGCTCGCGCACTTGCGGCCCAATACGTCGCTGGGTTCGCCCGTAGTACCTCGCCAGTTCAGCCGGGAGCGACCCGGCAGCTTGGGGTGTCGGGTGGGACTCACACCCACTTGCGGAGGTTCACAACCTCCCCACTCGACTCTTCGTGCTCCGACACATCCTACGGCGTCGCAGGTGGGAACGACGCCAGAATCCAATCCGCGAGCAGGGCCACCAACAGAATCCCTGCGAGGATGACGAGGACAATCACTTGGTGAACCGCTCGGACACCTTCACCGCGCCGAGCGCCCCGAGGACGAAGCCGAAACCTGCGAGCGCCGCCTGAAAGATGAAGCCCGCAATCTGGACCACGATGTAGAGCAGAGGCATCGTCAGTCCGACAGCTTGTCCACGCCGACCTGCACGTGGGCGAGAGCGTCCGCGATGGCCGCCTGACGCTGCTGCGCCAGCTTGCCAGCCGCGATGAGGGCGGTGCCGAGAGCGATAAGGTTCTCGGGCGTGATGCGCGAGGCGAAGAACTTCACGACAAGACGAAGCATGTGCATCTCCTTACAGGGTTACGCGGTCCACCAGCCGACGCAGGACGCGGGCCGTGAGAATCGCATCTTCAAGTGCGTCGTGGTGCTGGTGTTCGCGCTTGAAGCCGAACGCCGCCGCGACATTGTCCAACGAGGTGCTGTCACCGGGCAAGTCCAGTCGTCCGGCAAGGACGAGCAGGTTCGCCACGGACTGCGTGCAGACCATCCGGTGCGACCACTGCGCGTCGAAGTTCTTCCCTGCGAGCCGCCAGAGCCGCCGCAGGAACGGCGCGTCGAACTGCACACCGTGCGCCACGAGGGTCTGCTGCCCGTACTGCTCGTTCCGTAGGAGCCACTGCTCGAACTGCTGCACGACGAGGAACGGGCTGTCCCACCCGGCCACGTCCTTGACCCTGATGCCGTTCACCGCGAGGGCCTGCTCGTCCACTTCCAGCACCGGCTCGCAGACCTTGCCGAGGAACGTGCTGACGGCCGCACCATCGTGGTACAACACCGCGCCGAAGGTGAGGATGGAGTTCTTGCACGGGTCGAACCCGCCCGTCTCCGTGTCCACCACAATCAGCTTCTTCACTTGACCGCCTCGACCACTTGCAGGAACTCGTCCCACCCACGGGTGGTCGCCTTGCGCGCCCCCTCCCACTCGACCGTGTTGTTCCACGGTTGCTGGCAGAGGACCACGCACCGCGCGGTCGTGTGCTCGTACAGGTCCCGGACGTTCTCGACCTTATCGTCGATGTACACGTCACACTGCGGCTGCACGAGCGCCTTGCTCTCCTGATTGGTCAGGAGGTGCAGGCCCGCGATAGGCAGGTTCAACAGACCGAGCCACGCGAGTGTGTCACCCACCGCCGACTTCGGCCGGTGCGTGATGAGCACCACCTCGTGCCCTCGCGCCGCGAGGGTGCGGATGGCCTGAATCGTGCCGGGGTAGAGGTGGCCGTAGCGGAACAACCCGAGCGCCACGCCCTCCTTCCACAGCCAGTTCCAGTGCTCCTTCTTCACTTGGTCCGGTATCCAGTTCCAGTACTGAGCCTCCTGCTTGAGCAGGGGCGAGTCCTTGTACGGACTGTTGGGCAGCACGTCGCGCAGCATGTAGCGGGCCGTCTTGTCCCACTTGTACATCACGCCGTCGATATCGACCCCGATGCGCATGTCAATCCTCCAGAAGCAAGTCGCGCAGGCGCTTCGCCCGCGCGGGCACCTGCTTCGCCCACAGCGAGTCCATCATCTCGTCCGCCGCATCGTCCCAGCGCGCCACCTCGACAGCCGCGAGGAACTTCTTGAACTTGGCGAGCCCGGCATACCCGAGGTTGAACGCCATGTTCACGAGCACCCGCTCCTTCTTGTCGCGGAACTCGTAGTTGCTGATGGCGAACACCTCAGGCGCGAGGGCGTGCGCCACATTGTACGCCTCGTTGAGGTCGGCTTGGAACAGTGCGTCGCACTCTTCCTCGGTGATGGTCAGCATCCGCTGCTGCTCACCGAGCAGGTGGCCGATGCCGATGGTCCAGAATCCGCGCGAGTCCCTGTACGAGGTGAGGCGCTTACCCTCGTCGCGGGTCAGTTCAGCTTTCAGTGTTGCTCTGTCGTCCATTGCGCTTCTCTCTGGCCCGGTCCACCATCTCGACCAGTGCCGTGAAGTCGTCCCACTTACGGTAGCGCGACAGCACGCTGCGGATGCGAAGTGTCTTAGCGACTTCTCGCACCGGAGGTGGAGGCTCACCGAGCCCGTCGTTCAGGAGCCTGCCAGCCATCAGCAGGATGAACACGTTCTCCGTGGCCATCCACCAGTCGTACTTGTCGAGCCCCGCTTCGGCCGAGCACTCTCGGACGCGGCAGCGCAGGCACCGTGACCCCATCTCTGCGGGCCACCGCTTGCACTTACCGCACCGGGAGGTCCCCTTCGTTGTACCCGCCATCGACGCGGAACTCCAATCTCTGCTGCGGGTCCGGGGTCGCCAGCTTCTCGGCCACGTACTCCGCACCGTTGAGGTTGAAGATGACGGCCGCGGCGTGGTCTTCGTCACGGTCACCGTTGTACCACTGCATGAAGTGGCGCAGCGCCGAGTCCCGGAACCGCTCCAGTTCCTCTTTGCCCGCCGCCTTCATCCAGTTGCGTGCTTCGTACTTCACGGCACCGCGCGTCATCAGTTCCGCGTACCGCTTGAACATCGGACCGTCAAGGGCCAGACCGTACTGAATCTTGCCCTCGGTCGTGTCGCGGTGCATGCCGCTCGCGTACTGCTGCCGCGTGCCACTGTCCTTGGTCTCGAACTTCGTCGAGGCCATCGCTCTCTCGGCTCCCATGAGCCCTCCCCATTCGACCCACTCGATTTTCAAATCGACGAGCGGGACCTCGTTGATTACGCGGCGAGCGGCTGCCAAGGTTTCACGGAAGCCCATGACCCACCGGCCTCTCCGATTTCGAGTTCGACCGGGATGTAGAAGCCCGGCCGCACACAATCGAACCGCTTCTCCATCGTCGCCTTGACCTCAAGAGCCACCGCCTGCGCGTTGGCCACCGGGACCGCAATGAGGATGGAGTCGTGCACCGTCGTCACCATGCGACCGCCGAACTTCCGCGCCACCTCGGCGACGGGCTTGAGCACGCACCACAGAATGTCAGCCACCGTGCTCTGCGGGATGAAGTTCACCGCCGCGGGAGCCTCGTTCGCGTGGAAGAACCGGACGCGACCGAACGGGTTGACAATCTTCTGCGTGGCTTCGCACGTCTTCACGAGCGACATACGGTAGGCGTTGGTCTTCGAGTACTTACCCCAAATGCCCTGCGAGATACGCGAGCACTCTGCGGGCGACACGTACGTGTGCGCCTGCTCCAGAATCATCTCCGTCTGCTTGCCCGGCGACGCGAGGTACATCGAAGCGTACGTCACGTTCTTCGCGTTCTTGCGCTTGACCCCGAGCAAGTCCGCGTTCCTCTGGTGCATGTCGCCCTTGAGGTCGTCGAGCAGCAACTCGTCACCAGCCATCCCCGCAAGCACGTACAACTCCGCGCTCTTGTAGTCGGCCTGAATGAAGCACCAGTCGGGATGGTCCGGGATGTACAGCGCCCGCACCTTCTTCGGTTGGTTCTGGATGTTCGGGTCGTACGACGCGAGCCGCCCGGTGGCCGTGTTCCCCTTCGAGAACAGCTTCTTGCCACCGCGCTCGTCGTCCTTCGAGACGGGGATGTAGCGAGGGTGGACCCTCGGCTCGATGCTGTCGAGGGCCGGGAGCACGTACGTCTTGAGCGTCTTGCTCGTGTCCCGAATCTTCAGCAGTAGGTCGAACGTCCGCGGCACCGCCCGAGGGTCCGACTGCCACTCGTCCGCGAAGGCAGGGTTGTTGCGCTGGTCGCGCACGAACGCCTGCAACGTGATGAGAGCCAGTTCGTCCACCGAGATGCCTTCCGTGTAGCGGTTGCGCTGCACTGGCAGGCCCCACTCCCCGTAGAGCAACTTCTGCACCTGCGGGTTGGCGTGCGGGTTCGTGTTCGGGAACATCCGCAGCCACATGCACATGTAGCGGAACAGCCGCTTCTCCAGCGACTTGACCCACGGCCGTGCACCCTCTTGGTCGAGCGGCACGCCGCCCTGCGTCATCGTCTCCAGTTCGGGCAGCGTCGCCATGACGCCGGGACCGGGATGCTTCCCCTGCCCCATGAAGAGGTCCCACATGCCGTGCAACTGGAGCAGCTTCCGCTGCACCACCGCCAGCCACGCCGTGATGAGCGCATCCTTCGCCGCGTACACCTCGGGGAACGCACCCTTCAGGTCGTCCCACTTCCACGGCGTGCAGTCGAGGTACACCGTCGCGCACCGACCGAGGCCCTTGTGCAGGTCCGGCTGGAGCACGACTGCCGCGAACATGGTGTCGAACACCTGCGTGTCGATAACGGACTGCGGGATGTTCACCCCGTTCGCCCGGATGCGGGGGATATCGAAGGTCGAGTTGTGCACAGCGAAGAGAGCGCCCGCGCGAGCGAAGATGCGCTCCGTCATCTGCCGTACATCTTCCGACCACTCGAAGCAACCGGTCGTCTCACCGTCCGAGAACTGGATGGTGTCGATGACCTCGTTGTTCACGCCGTGTGTCTCAATGTCCACGGCGATGATATCCCGCCCGAGCATGGTCTCGAACGACAGCTTGTGCAACGACCGCTCGCCCGTGCTCGACTTCGTCTCGTGCTGACTGACGTAGTACCGGAACTTCGTGCCCACCTCGTACAACTCGCCCCGCACGGCGCGTGCGACGCGGCGCATGTCTTCCTTGAACGCAGGCTTCGGCGCGAACTGCTCGATGCGGATGTAGTCGCAGGAGTACGTGGGGATGACCACGCCGTCCCAATCCGCGGGCAGCATGCCCGTGCCTTCCTCAGTGACCATGGCGTACTTTGGGTCGCCCGCCTGTGCGCCGGTCGCCTTGCTCATGCGCTTGTAGGTGCCAACCTGCTTCCGCACCCGCTTCGGCATCGGCCGAAACAGTTCGTTGCGGATGATGAACCCGCGGCTGTCGAAGATGGTCTCACGAATGCCGGTGAGCGCGAGCAACGCCTCGCTGCCCATGGGCACGATGACCTTCGCGCCGCTGGCCTGTACCTCGCGCTCCACGCGCTCCGCCGCCGCGTCAAGTTGAGCCTTCGTCGGCTTCTTGTTCGCGCCCGCAGGAGCCTCGTCGAGCATGTAGACAATGCGCACGTCAGACTTCAGGACTCCCGCCGACTGGAGTGTCCGCCAGAACCACGCCGTCATCCGTTCCGACAGCGGGTACATCTGGAGCACCAGAATCGGTGAGTCCGCCCGTCCCTTTGCGCTGTTCTCTTTCTGCATCAAACGCCTCCAGTTTCCGGGCGCGTCCGGGGGGCTCGCTTACGCCGCCGTACCCAAAGCCACGCTCGTCCACGTCCGTATGCACCCATGCCTCATCCCGCATCGCAAGCCGCGACCAGTAGCGTCGAGCGCGTCGGAGCACCTCACGGCCGGTCTTGGCCGTGAGCACCCTCGCGCCGAGGTACTTGTTGCAGATGCGACACATCGGCTCGAACCCACCACGCGCATCGCCCGGCACGATGTGACCAACCTGCATCACACCGAGCCGGTAGCGCGCGAGGGTCCATGGCGGGACGTTGCAGATGACGCATCGACCCGCGCGGCAACGGTCCACGTCCGCGTGCGTGCAGCCCCGCTTCTGTGCCGTGCCCGAACGGGCCGCCGATGCCTTTGCTCGTTGCAGCCGACACCGCCGACACTGGCCGATGTGGTGCTTGAGGTGGTACTGAGGAACGGGCGCGCCGCAGTCGCTACACTGCTTCGTCGCTTCCCTCTCCATCAGCATCCTCACTGAGCGCCGACAGCGCCTCTTCGAGTGCCTTCTGGATTTGCTCCTTCGCCTTGGTGACGGCGAACTTGCGCATCATCTTGAGTTCTTCGGGCAGCATCTCGAACTCAAGTCCGTCCACGTAGACCTTGCCGTTCACGCAGTCAATCATCTGCACCTTCTTGAAGTCGGGCAGACGGGGCAACTGCGTAGCGGACTGCGCCGCGATGAACTCGCGAGCAGTCTGCCGCCCACCAACGGGGCGCACGGGGAGTACGGGTCCGGGGAACACTGGCTGCGCCTCGCGGAACTGCGCGGCTCCAGCGTTGACTGCTTCGTCGTCGGCACCAACGGGCGCACCGGCCCGGATGGCGTCTTCGAGACTGCCGTAGGGCGAGTCGTCACCGAGCGTCTGCGCGATGCCCGGATTGACCGGCCCCTTCACCATGCCAGACGCAATCGCCTGACGGTTGAGTTCCTCGATTTCGGAGACCGACAACTGCGGCGGTGCCTCGACCGGCTTCCCGATTGCGGCGCTGCGCACAGACGGCATCGGGGTCCCCGTCACAGGGACCCCGAGTTCCGGTGGCAACGCCCCACCCGCAGCGTTCCGCCGACGGACGGCGTCAATCATGGCCGTCCAGTCGTTCTGCGGAACCTCGTACGGAGTGCTGGAGTCGTTGATGAGGCTCACGTGTTACTCGCTCTCGGACTCGCTGTCGTCCGCGGTCCAGTCGTCGATGTTGTCCTTCACGTCACGCTGCGACGTGCCGTCCGGGTTCTTCAGCAGCTTGCCGTCCTTGTCCTTCGCCTGCTGGTCCACCTGACAGATGTTCGCGAACACCGTGTGGCCGACGAGCGGCGACACCGCGCCCGGCGAGTCCTTCTCCGGGAAGCACGTGTTCTGGAGGGCACCCGTGATGCCGCCCTCGGTGGGCTTGAAGCCGAGCGCCTCGATGAGGCCGAACATCAGGCCGCGCTGCTTCTCGCGATACGCAACCTGCTTCTCGTTGAGGCCGACCACCGTGGGCGCGATGTAGAAGTGCACAAAGAACGTGCGACCGCTGTTCACCTCGGACTGACGGACGCGCAACTGCACGGTCACGTCAATCTTCCCACCGTCCGCGGTGACGCTGCGGTACGCCTTCTCGACCGTCACCTGCTCCGTGAACCGGCTGTACGTCGAGTCGTTCTTCTTCGACTTGTACACCTCGGCCGTCGGGGGCACGACCAGCGGCTTGTTGCGGCCCTCCTGAAGGGCATTCTGTGCCGCCTGTACTGCCGCCGCATCCTCGTCGCCGAAGTCCGGCACCGGAAGGTTGTTCGTGTTCGACATGGCTACTTGGTCTCCTTGAGGTTGAGTGACGCGTCGTACTGGTCCCACCAGTTCCGCGGGTCACGGTTGCACACGACGCGCTTCAGCTTGTTCGGCTGGCTCTCGTCATCGGTACGAATCTTGGCGGTGAACTTGCCATCGTTCTCGCCCACAGCGACTACCACATCCTCGGGGTTCGCCGCACCCTTCACAAGCTGCTGCTCACGAATGAGGCGCACCACCGTGCTGAACTGTCCGGGCAGGTACTCGGTCATCGCGCGACCGGGGTGAGCCGGGCCGTCGACCGCATGCACGTTCTCCACGATTTTCACATCCTCGTGGCAGAGGAAGATGATGTGCATGTGCGCCTGCTTGTCGAACAGCATGTCGAGGAAGCCCTTCGAC